AAACTTTACAAATGAAAAAGGTTTTTTACATCCTAAGTTTATGCAAGCTATTACAGCTACTGGTAGACTATCTAGTAGAGATCCAAACTTTCAGAATCAACCTAGAGGTAAAACATTTCCTATTCGTAAAGTTGTATCATCTAGATTTAAAGATGGTAAGATAATAGAAATAGACTTTGCACAATTAGAATTTAGAACTGCTGTATTCTTATCACAAGATAAACAAGGTATGGAAGATATAAAAAATAAAATAGATGTTCATCAATACACTGCAGATATTATTGGTGTATCAAGACAAGATGCAAAGGCACATACATTTAAACCTTTGTATGGTGGTACAACAGGGACAGAAGACGAGAAAAGATATTATACTAAATTTTTAGAGAAGTATAAAGATATAAAAACTTGGCACGATAAATTACAAAGTGAAGCCATAAGATTTAAAAGAGTTAAACTACCAACTGGTAGAGAATATTCTTTTCCATATGCTGAACGTACACCTTGGGGTGGATCTACATACGGTACACAAATAAAAAATTATCCTGTACAAGGATTTGCTACAGCAGATATTGTACCATTAGCTTGCATAAATATTTATAAGTTAATGAAAGAAAAGAAAGTAAAAAGTTTGTTAATAAATACTGTACATGATTCTATAATCGCAGATGTATATCCAGGCGAAGAAAGAGTAATGGCTGATATTTTTAAGCAAGGAACTGCAGACGTAATACCTGCACTTAAATCGTATTACAATATTGATTTTAATGTTCCCCTTGACACAGAACTTAAGATCGGTTATAATTGGCTTGATATGAAGGAGGCAATATGAGAAAAACAATAGAAGCTCTTGAGACTTTAGATGAGTACGATGACTCAGATTATGGTGCTTATTTAGAATACACAGAGTTAAAAGACAGATGTATGGTAGAACCTTCTACTATGTATATAGATGAGAACCATGAGTTTCTCAGTACGTTTAAATACTTTGCACACTCAGATGGTTTAGAAATAAAAGTAATAAAAGGAGATACAAGAATATGTTAGATTTATTTATTAATTTTTTATGGGTTTCAGTATATATAATAATGATAATAGCTTGTTTTGAGGCAAAATAATGCTTGACTTTTTTGTAAAAGTGTGGTATATACAGATAACTAAAATGGAGGACAAATGTCTGATAATAACTTAGTAAATATAAAAGGAATG